GCCGCGTCTAAACCAGCGGCATCCCATGCGCCGTTGTTTTCTACTGCGATTCTTACATCGTTACCATCGATAGCACCTAATAGTACTACTGTTGCACGTGTTCCTGCACCTTCTACGATTGCTTTCATGTCGCTTGCCGCCATACCAGTTTTTGTAACTGTGAAGTGATTTAAGTTACCTGTTAAAAACTGACCTGCGTCATATGATTCATGTACTTTTGCCATTTTAGTTCTCCTAAATAGAATTTACTTGAGCATATTTATATTGCTCTATGCTTTTATTTATCATTTTTTGCTAAAAAACGGGTGTTACGACTTCTTATATCTTGAGCCTAAATCAGATTTATTTTGATATGAAGTCTTTCCTAACGCTCTTCCTGCCTTATTTGCGGCATACATTGCACCACCTAAAGCCGCTACTTTAGTAATTGGCTTGTCCCAGATGCTTTTTACAATAGATTTTGTCGATTTTGTGTCTTTATACATGTAATTTCCACGCTTTTGGAATGATTTTAACGCTGGCATTAACTCACTACGCATTGCTTTTGCACGTGTATATTGCATCATTCTTGTAGTAACTAGTGCTTTTTGATTCTGATTTAGATTATCCCAATCACCTATAAGTCTTCTCATAGATTTTAACATACCGTCTTGTACGTTTAAGTCACGTTGAAATCTTAATAACATTCTTTGTTCAAAACCTGCATCTGATTTACCTGCACCAATGTGTTGCAAGTATCTTAGTAAGTCTTGTTTCTTTAAATTAATTCTTCCGTGTGCTATCTTGTCTCTTGGGTCTGCGTATTCGATACCTTTACCCATTAGACGATGTATAGTCGCATATAAATCTGTAGCACTTGTTCTAAAGTAATCAAAATTTCTATATGCTATAGTTCTGGTAGCATATTCTTTTGCCAATGGAGCAAATTCATAATCTTTATTGAACATGTTTAATTGCATTAGATAAGCAAACGCTAGTTCACCTGCATCTGATACATTAAGACTATCCATATTTTGTTTTGTTCTGAATAATCTACTTTCTGTAAGTGTATTAATTAATTTTAACTCGCTCATCTTCTGTTCCTTGAATCTAACACTTCTTTACACTTATTACTTGCATAAGATTGAAACCATCTTGGTGCAAATGCATGAAGAAAACATGCATAAGCGGCTTTTTCTAATTGCCATGATACCCACATAGCATGTTTAAAATGTTGCCAACGTGTTTCGCCGACTTCTTCTAGGTGTAATTTGCATTTTTTACTTAACATCTTAATCTCTCGGTGCGAAATTTGCCGCACTAAACTCTAATCTATCTACAATCTTCATTGCTCTACCAATATGGTCAACAATGACAAAGCCTTCTGGGTCTGTTACTTTAAATGAACCGTCTGGCTGTTCAATAAAACTATCAATCGCTTTTATGTTTCTCATCTTTTTCTGAAACATCATTTTAACTGCCTCAGTTTTTAGATATGCACGATACATATCTGCGATTTGTGTCTTATTATTATTTATAATTTCTGAAACTTCTGATTTAGCCGCTAGTTTTGCCTGACCTGCTTTTCCTTCTGGTCCTGTTTTTAATTTTGCTACTGCATCATCAAACTTTGCTTCTAGTGAAGTTAAAAAGTCTTGTGCAAACTTATCTGCGTCTTGTTCTAATGCCTGTCCTGAACGAATTGGTGCATTAGCATGTGCCTTAATAGCATTTACTAATTCAATACCACCAATCTTTTGATTTAATGCTTTAAATGTATTAGCATCAACTGACATTGAACTTAATTCTTTAATTGCTGAACGAATTTTAGCACTGTTCTCTTTAGATAACTGTACTTGTCCTGTTACATCTTTAATTCTTGCATCAGTAAACCAAACATTCTTAGAAGGTCTTAGTTTGCTACTATCAAAACCAAATGTTGCTTTCATTTCTTCCATGCTATTGCCTTCATAACTTGTATGAAACACAATACCGATATCAGCCGCCTGCATTTCTTTAGCAGTTTTGCTATCAGCAGGAACAACATAAGTGATTGTATTTGGTTTAAATGCAATATGAGGTTTGCCCTCAATATTAACTTGTTTCAAATCACCTTTAGTGAATAACAAGTCACCTTGTAATACACCTTCAATACCTAAATCTTTTAAATGTTCTAGTGATGAATTTAATTTACTACGCAAACCTGCTTTGCTTACTTCTTCACCTTTGTTTGTAGTATCAGGATGATTTGTTTCAATATCTTCTGGAGATTTGTTTAGTTTTGGTGTTTTTGCAAATACGCCTTTAGTACCTACAAAGAATTTACCATCTTCTGGATCTGTTCCAGCAAATACAGCCGGTGATCCGTCCCATTTTGTAGTGATTGCATCACCGCCACCTTGACCATCTAGTGTGTTTAGTAGTTTAGTAAACGTACCTACTACTCTTTTTATACCTTCAGAACCTTGCATGAACACAAGTTCTTCTGCATGGTCTAAGTGTGTATTCTTATCTTCTTCTTGTAAGTCTGAATCTAATAAGCCTTTCATCTTTTTATGAAAGCCAACTTGTTTCTGACGTGGTTTTCTTGGACCTCTAAATCTACGCTGTCTGCCTTTACCTAAAATATCTTTTATTTTCATTTCTTGTCCCCAATAGGTCTTTCACCAGTTAGATGAGGCTTAGCAAACCAAAGTCTAAACCATTCGTCTGTGCCAGGTTGTATATTATGCTTCTTTTGGAGTTTAGATTTTTCAGTTCCAGTATAAGATATGTTCTCTTGCTGAGTTTCCTCAGGTGCATATGGTTTATATATGCCTGCTAGTATCTTTAATTGTTGTAACTGTTTTTCAAAATCCATTACTTCTTAGCCTTGACACTGTTTATACCACGTTTAAACTTTCTAATATCACCAGAACGAATGCTATTAACAAGTCGTTTCTGTAAATCTAACGCAACATCTTCATCGAATTCACGATTAATGAATTCAATAAGATTGATAGCACCAGAAATTAGATTTTCGCCTTTTTGTTCTACAAATCTTTCACGTTCATTAGAATACGCTAAAGAGTTTAGTTCTTCAAAGAGACTTTTTCTAGGTTTATCCATTGGTATTTCTCCGTTCTACTGTATTTATCAGTTTTCGTCAAAAGGAGAACGTGTCTTGGTCTTTAACATTGCTCTTAAATTCTTCGCAACGTCTGTCTGTTCTTCGGATTTTTCTTGGGTTTCTGCGACTACTGTAGTCTTTTTTCTTAAATTATCCATGATATTTAACGTAGATGATATCTGTGCGCCATCACCATCGTCAAACCCTTCTGAATTATCATCTGTAATCTTCAAACTATCTCTATCAAATAACAGATTAATCTTACTTCCTACACCACTTGATGAACGAGTTTTAAGTAATTGTAACTGATATTGTCCACGTTCACGCATTGCTTGACTTGTGAAAATACCAATAACATTATCCGCAGTTTGAATTTTTGAGATACCACCTGCAATATGTGAATGGTCAAACTCAATTTCTTCAACTGCACTTCTGTTTAACTGTGATGCAGTTACCATAACTGTCTCTGTTTCCATTGCAAAGTTACGAATTTCTTCTGTAACATATTTGTCTTTGATAAACAAGTCGCCAGCTGGAACTTTCTTTGTTGCAGGCATCAACAAATCAAGATAATCGATACACATACAATCTACTTTTTTGCCTGTTTGTATTTGTAATTCTTTTAGATATGAACGCAAGTCATTAACTGTAGAGCCTGATGGAAGATATTTCACTCTCAACATACCAGACTTTTTGCCTTTAGTCTTAACTGCTAATTCAACATCATCTAATTCTTTAAAAATTCTTTTCGTACTTCTGTCTGTAAGCATTGCGTCCATACGCATACTTGATAATTCTTCTGAAAGTTCAAGAGTAAAGTAAACAACATTCATTCCAAGTTCTGCCCAATTCAAACTCATGTTTTGCATGAACAAAGATTTACCTGCACCAGAACCACCTGCAAAGATTGATATCTCACCACGATTAATACCGCCATAGAGTTTATCATCTAATGCTTTCCAGCCAGTAGATATCTGTCCGTTGTTGTCTTTTAGTTTTTCAAGTCTTGCTCTAGGATCAGCAAAGTAATCTGTACCTAAAGAACGTGCAAGTCCAATCTGAACTGCATCTTTAATTCTAGTTTCTACTTCACCATACTTGCCAGTTTCAAGTAAGTCCGCACTATCAATGATTGCTTTTTCGATTGCTTTGTGTCTACAAAAAGTTTCAAATTCATCAATAAACCAATCTGTATGTTGTTCGATGTTATCTACTTTTTCAATCTCTTGCCCTGTTTGTGCTTTGATAATTTCAGGAGTAGGAATAGTTGAGTATTCTTCTGAATGCTCAACCAATAAATCAACTACTTTTCTTACACTTCTATCAAAGTAACTAGGCTGTACAATGCTACGAACCCTAGAGTATAACTCTGGATCTGATAGCATGAATTGTACAAATAGTTTTTGTAAATCTGAACTATAATCTTTTACATCGGACATTTATATATTTTACTCTCTCTTTGTATGATTGTCAATCCTTTTATTCTTTTCTTATTGCTTTCTTTTCAAGACTAAGTTTATCTTTTAGACTCATAACATAGGCCGCTCCTGCCAATATAGCGATAGCACCTGCTTCTGCAAAAAGCATCCAAGGTTCACTATCTTTACTGTGCAATACAATTAATCTACAAAGTGCCGTCATTGCAATGATGATAGGTAATGTAACAGGTATTCTGTTACTGATATAAAATGCTCCTACCATACCTACAATCTCTGCATAGATGAATAACAAGAATAAGTCACCAAGTTCTACACGCATGTTAGTTACCATTTCGTAAACATCCATGCCTGCGGCAAACATTGTTAATGCACCAATAACTGCAAGTAACAACTTCTCACTGTAAAAAGTTGTCCAATGTAAACTTTTATCTAACTTTTTTCTTGACATTAATGTACCTTCGCTTTAAACAAACTGCTAACACTTTCTTCATTGTTAACTCGTCTGATTGCTT